GGTCAGCGAGCAATTTGAGCAGCACGTCATTAACGTTGCAACCGGTGCTTGGTGCAGATTTACAAATATCCGAAGCTATTGTTGGTGTACATTTCAGGATAATATTTATTTTGGTACTGAGGATTGCATTTATCAATTTGATGACGGTTATTCAGACAACGGAACGGACATTGAGGGTGTTGTTGAGCAAGCCTATTCTAATCTGGGTTATCAGGGATTGAAAAAAATTCAACTCTTAAACCCGAGAACGAGCGCGAGCACACCTTATACATTGGGAATATATGCAAACGCAGATTATTCTCGGAGACAGTTAAAATATTACACAAACGTCGGACACGTAAGCGGTTCGGAATGGGACGAGGTTTATTGGGCATCACCTGATGAGGATGACGGCACGGCATGGGTGGCGGATTCTACATCTAAGGTAAATTCTCAATGGATTTCAAGTTCGTGCGCCGGAGTAAGTATCAGTGTTGTATTTAATACGAAAACGAAAGGCATCATTATCGATTGGTATGAAACAGGCATTAAGTACCAAGCAGGAACAGGTATAATATAGGAGTAATAAAATGGCAAAAAACTGGGGATTGTTAGCGGCAATGAGTGCGCTCAATAACGTTGACACGAAAGATTATGATGCTGTCAATAAAAACTTTCAGCAATTAGCTAAAAGGTTAAGCGCAGACGAAAACTTTGGCGATTGGACGTGGAGTGTTGACGGTTCGGACGATGCTCGCCAACGCGCCGAAAATGCAACATGGGCTTCTTATTTGGATAAAATTCAACCTTTATTCAACCAACAAACGGATGATCTGCAAACAAGATTAGTCAATCAGGGTTTGACACCGGGAACGGAAGCATATCAAAGAGCGATGTCGGATTTGCAAGACAGACAGAACTCTGCATCTAATCAGGCGGCATATAACGCAACGCTTGCCGGACAGAACGCCTTTAGTCAATCTTTACAAGATTCTATTGCGGCAGGAAACTTTGGCAATAATGCTCAAATGGGAAACCAAGAAAGAATTTGGAACTTGTTGCAAAACTCCATGAGCTCTTATGATAAAAACATGCAGATGGCGAACCTTATCTCAGCTTATCAGAACTACAACCAAGGAAACAAAAAAGCCGGAATGGGTGGTGCTTTAAGCGGAGCGGCTCAAGGTGCGGCGGCTGGATCAGCTTTCGGTCCTTGGGGAGCATTAGCCGGCGGTGTTCTCGGTGGTTTTACAGGTTATAATCAAAGGGGGTAAGAATGTTAAGAGACTACACACAACAAATTATCGGTACAGCAAGCCGGTTTAAACCGCGCTCGAACGCTGTTGACTGGAAGTCTATCGGCGACAGCTTAAAGAGCATGGACACATCATTTAAGACACAGGATTTAGCCTCAGCCTTAGAAAGCGGAGATGCAGAAGCTATCAATAAAGCAAAAGCGGCTCTTGACCCTGCCGGATATGCAAAATATTTAGACGACCAAGCCATAAGAGCAGAAAATAGAGCATGGGCATTGGAAGACCAAGCAACAAAGCAAAGAAACGCTTTAGATTTACTGGCTCAACAGCAACAGAACGCCTTAGCTTTGGAAAATTTAAGAAACCAAAATGCAAGAGGATTAGCCGAGTATAAAGCAGGATTAAGCGGCGGTGTAGCAGACGTAAACAGTATTGATATAGCTCAGAAAGGTATAGACCAACTTGCAGAAGTAGGTAAAGCCGGAAATATAGGTGTGTTTACAGACTGGAGAAGGAGACACGGATTAACAGGATGGTTTGATAATGATGTTGAAACAGATATGGGTAAAATATCATCCGCTGTAGCGGCGGTTGCTCCAAGAGCTATTGCTAACCTGAAAAAATCAGGGGTTTCCGGTATTAATACTAAAGGAGAGTTTATGCAATATATCGGACTGCCTGAAAACCCGACATCAGAACAAATTCTTGGTGCTTTGCCTTTAATGTCAGAAATAGCAGGAACAAAGAATCCTCTTGAAGCAAAAACTAAAGAAGACCCTCTAGGGGTAAGATAGGAGTAATAAAATGAATATTGCTGAGATAAGACAAAAATATCCGCAGTATGATGATTTATCTGATGAAGAACTCGCAAAAGGACTTCACAGAAAATTCTACTCAGACATGGATTTTGGGGATTTTAGCCAAAAAATAGGCTTAAATACTCCGAGCGCATTGCAAGAAGATATTGAGGGTGGATTAACCGCTTTTGACAGAGGAGCAACATTCGGTATTGCTAAAAAAATCGGCGGCGCTCTTAACGCAATCGGAGCCGCCCCTGTTGACGTGATTATGGGGGGCAAATCCTTAACAGGTGCCGTAAAAGACAGATATAATGAGATTGTTCAACAGGCGGACAAGTCTCAAGAAGCTTTTGCAAATAGGCATCCTGTTGCTAACGTTGGCTTGGAAGTCGGCGGTGCTTTGATTAACCCTGTCAATAAAGTTGCGGCAGGATTTATACCAACAAAAGGAAACCTGCTTCAAAGAGCTTTGGGGTCAGGCACTGTCGGTGGTGGAATTTCTTTACTCGATTCCGAACTTAACGGAAATGAAAACGAGCTCGGAGATGCCTTGACCGTTAGTGCAGTGACAGGCTCTCTGCCTGTTGTTGGGGCGGCTTTGAGAGGAATAGGCAGAGCAGGAACGCAGGTTTTAGGTAAAACAACCGGCGCAGGTGATAAAGCAATATCTGATGCGATTAAAGCAGGACAAAGAGGTGATACTTCTTTTCTGAAAAATATGCGCAATCCCCTTGATGTTGATAAGCTTGAAAAACAGGTTGAAGAAAACTTTAATAAAATCAAGCAAAGAAGAGGACGTGCATATAATGAAGATTTGTCTCGTATTAAACAAGAAACGGCAGATAAAAAACTAAACCTCAAAGCGGTTGTTGATGACGTAAAAACAATTGTCCGAGATGTTGAGGGAGATATGCCGGAGCTCGTTGATGGGGACATGGCGAGGGTTTTGGATAAAACTAAAGAATACGTTAATGCTGTTTATAAAAAACCAAGCAACCAAAACGTTGACGGGTTTGATAGATTAAAAAAAGCAGTTGAGGGTATTACCACAAAAGAGGGAACTCCGGCGGATGCTATTAAAACACAAATCACAAACTCCATCAGAAACCAGATTATGAAGCAATCCCCTGAATATAAAGCGGTTCAAGATGCTTATGCTAGAGACAGTCAAATTATTGATGACTTAAAGAATGTCTTTAGTCTTAATCGGAACGCAAACAGCGAAACAATCTTAAAGAAAATCCAATCTACCGCAAGAAACAACGCAAATACGGATTGGGGTTACAGAGGAGAGCTCTTAAAGAAAATTGACCCGACTGGTGAAATTCAAGATAAAATTTCAGCTAATGCGTTAAACTCTTGGCAAACAAGAGGTTTGATAGGAAGCGGGGCTTTCTATGGCGGCTTGTTTACCGGAAATCCTCTTTTATTTGCTTCAAGCTCTCCAAGAGCTGTCGGAGAAGTGGCTTATAAGGTAGGACAAGGAATAAACAAACTTGCACCTCAAAGAAGCCACACACCTGAATTAGCACAAATCTTGAGACTTTTTAACAACAGGGGCGAGTAAGCCCCTCTTTTTATAGGGAGAAAACAAATGCCTTTTGACAGTCAAGGTAATTTCAGCCGTGTTCATAACTGGGAACAGGACAGAATTAACGGTATTAAAATTGTATCGGACAGACACGATGAGGAAGACGATAATTTCGCTGATGGTTTTGATATGTGCTATGTTAAAGACGGTCGTGCGCCCATGACGGGAAATGTCAACGTCGGCGGATTTCAAGTCAAAAACATGGTAAACGGCTCTTCACCGAATGATGCAGTTAATAAGTCTCAGTTAGACACTGTCAACACCACGCTTTCGACTAATAAAGCAGACAAGAGTATGTTTCAGGTTGTTTCAAGTTTACCTGCAAACCCTGATGCTGACACCTTTTATTTTATTACAGCATAGGGGGTGTCAATGTGCAAATCGGTTCTTGTTTTGGAAGCTTTGAAAAAAACGAAAGGAAACGGCGGCATGACTAAGGGTCAATTAATGCTTGCGGAAGCTCAGGCAGAGGATATTCAGACAATGAAAAAAGAACTTCAAGAAGTTAAATCAGACATATCAAGTTTGAAACAAGATGTTGCCGGTATTAATGGCAAACTGGATATTTTGATTAAACAATCTGAGAATAAGCCTTTTTTGCAAATTTTTAAGGAATTGATTAACACGAAGGGCTTTTGGTTTGTTTTAGCCTTAATAGTTATCGGTATTTATGGAATTGATTTGCAAAATCTAAAGGGGTTGTTTCAATGATTGACAATAACGAGTTAATACAACGCTTTGTTCTTCACGAGGGTTGCGAGTTGATGCCTTATAAATGCCCTGCCGGATATTTGACAATCGGAGTAGGAAGAAATTTAGAAACCAATCCTCTAACCAAAGAAGAACAAAAAGTCTGCGGAGATTGGCGACACGGCATAACCAAAAATGCGGCTTTTTACCTCTTAAGAAACGATATCGAAAAAGTTAAAAAGGAATGTCAAAAAAACATTCCTTTTTTTAATACCTTAGACAAAGAGAGAAGATATGCCCTTTTGGATATGTGTTTCAATTTAGGGATTAAGGGATTGTTGAAGTTTAAGAATATGCTTTCTGCCATGGGTGTAGGAAACTGGGATAAAGCCTCTGATGAGTGTTTAAACTCTAATTACGCTAAACAGACAGGGCAAAGAGCAAGACGAATTGCTAATACAATTAAAACAGGGAGATTTGAAGTATGACAGGAAGAATAGTCAATAATTTAATCGAAGTCAGACAAGGGGACAGTTACCCGATTAATATTGAAGTCAAAAAAGGGTGCAAGCCTGTGGATCTGACAGGTTCGACAACTTTAATGCAAGTCAGAGACGAAAACAACAATGTTATGTTTACTTTAACAGGGACAATGGTTGATGCAGTTAATGGCAAAGTGGCTCTTTTACTCAGCCCGACAGAGACGAGTATTCCGGTCGGGGATTATGTGACGGATATTCAAATTACAGGTGCGGACGGTTCAGTGAATACCATTTTTCCGGCAAATGTTAATCAAGTTGCCACCTTTACAATCACACCGCAAGTTACACAGGGGGAATAAATGGAACTTCAATTAGACAATGGGGAGTATCAGGTTGTCTTTAGGGATTCTAACCTGAATGTAACCATCGAGGAGAGTGCGCCCTTAAATGTGGTTGTCGGCGAGAGTGCGAGAATTGAGGTCGGCGAGGCGATAAACTACATTCAATCAGGTACTCAAGAGATAGCAGAGGCAGTTCAAGAAGGAATTGCCTCTTTTGATTCTAATGCTCAAGAAAAGACGAGTGAGTTTAACGATAATTACACCGAGAAAAAGGCTCTAATTGATGCTCAGGTTGATATTGTCGAGGAGCAAGCTAATATTGCAACCTCTCAGGCGCAGACGGCAACGGTTCAGGCCGGTATTGCCACAACCAAAGCAGGTGAGGCGACCACATCGGCATCAAACGCTTTATTAAGCGAAACAAATGCCTCTCAATCCGCCACAACGGCAACCACGCAAGCAGGTATTGCCACGACAAAAGCCGGAGAAGCTTCCTCAAGCGCAAGCAACGCTTTAGCCAGTGAAACAAGCGCAAGCAATTCTGCTATAAGTGCTTCAAATTCTGCGAATTTAGCAAAGCAGTGGGCAATCGGTGACCCGAGCGAGCCTGCGGGAAACTCTGCTAAATACTGGGCAGGGCAGGCACAAGCTGAATTAAGCGGATTAACCTCCCGTGTGTCTACGATTGAGGGTAAAATACCTAGTTCTGCCAGTTCTTCAAACCAATTAGTCGATAAGAATTATGTCGATACCGAGGACAACAATCTCCAAACTCAGATTGATGCGATTGTCTCAAGTTCAGACGTATTTGATATTGTCGGTACTTATGCTGAATTGCAGGCTTATGATATTTCAACCGTCCCCGTAAATGATATTATCAAAGTTTTGGTTGACTCTACTCATGGCGGAGCGGCAACTTATTACCGTTGTATTGAGACAGCAGGGGTTAAGAGTTGGAGATATATCGGTCCAGAAGGGGCTTATTATACAAAAGGAGAGGCAGACAGTAAATTCTCTACCATACCGGCAACAGGTTCATCTCTGGACTATACAGGAACGACCTTATCTTTAGAAAATGCTCAGGGAACTGTTTTAAGCTCAGTAACGATTAAATCAACCCCTGACTTAGATAACACAAGTATAACATTAAATGGGAGCTCACAGATTCAAACAGTCGGTGTTATCAACTCAAGAGACAGCTCAACAGCCGTTAAGACTTGGACAGGTACTAAAGCACAATATGATGCTATTGTTACCAAAGATGCTAACACACTGTATAACATCACAGATGATACAGATGTTTCTCTGACTATCCTAGAAGCTCTTTATCCTGTTGGAAGTGTCTATATCACAACAGCTAACACTTGTCCTTTGAGTGCTTTGATAAGTGGTAGTACTTGGGAGTTGGTAAGTAGCGGTAGAGTTTTACAAGGTGCTGATAGTGGACATAATGCAGGAACTACAATTGAAGCAGGATTGCCTAATATTGAAGGAACTTTAGCGCTAACAACGGGCGCAGTTGCGGGAAAATATTTTAGCCTTCATGGCATTGACGAATCTGGTGCTTTGTCAACCGCATACACTTCATCGTATGTTGCAAATGACGCCGCAGTAAATGTAACAACATCAACATCTGGTATATCTTTTGATGCTTCACGTTCATCTTCCATCTATGGCAACTCAACAACAGTTCAACCACCTGCTTATGTCGTTAATATTTATAGGAGAGTATCATGAGTTTATATCTTGGAGAACAAAAAATAGCTGATAACACCTGTTCACGAAACATTGGTGAGATAGTAGCTTCTACAATTCCCTTAACAGATGCAGGCTTACACTTACTCGATGGTGCTTTAATCAGTAGTGCAGGGTCTTATGCAAAGTTTGTAACTTATATCGCAGGACTTGTTAGCAATTATCCTGACCTGTTTGAGACAGAGGCGAACTGGCAAACTGCTGTAACGACCTATGGTGTTTGTAGTAAGTTTGTTTATGACAGCACAAATAATACCGTAAGACTACCAAAGATAACAGGATTTACTGAGGGAACAACAGATGTTACTGCTTTGGGTGATTTGGTTGAAGCAGGATTACCGAATATTACTGGGGAATTAAAAACATATGTGGATTTGGGCAGAAGCGAAGGAACGGGGGCTATTAGAAGACAGAACGATGGGAAAAAGTACGTTGGTACAAACACAATAACAAGCGGAACTCAATATGATGGCTTTGATTTCGACGCTTCTCGGTCTAATTCAATCTATGGCAACTCCTCAACAGTTCAACCTCAGTCCATTAAAGTCCTTTACTATATTGTAATAGCGACTTCAACAAAGACAAATATTGAAGTTGATATTGACGAGATTGCAACAGATTTAAATGGAAAAGTCGATGTAGACTTAAGTAATGTCAATGCAAGTGGAACAAGTCTTGCTAGTGGTTGGTCTATGCCGTCATCTAGGTATATAGACTTAACCCTTGGTGCAAGTGGTACTACTTATACAGCTCCTGCTAATGGGTACATATCTATAGTAATGGCTGGTACAGTAAGTGGAAATACAGGTTATTTTTCACAACTTTATGACAATGGTGTTGAAATTAGACGTTTTGGAGACCAAAGTTCTAGTGGAGCATATCACGTTTTTACACTTAATTTTGAAATAGGAAAAGGTCAGACTTTTACTTTATCATATTATGGTCTATCACCAAACTTTTTCCGTTTCATCTATGCCGAAGGAGAAAACTAATGTTTAAAGCACTTAAAGACAATAAAATCATAGCAATTAATGAAACAGGTAATTTTCCTTGCCTTGTTTACGATGAAGTTACTGAAGATACAGAACATCAGGTGTCAGATTATAAGCATTATGACGGAGAGTTTACACTTCACAATATCGAGAAAGACAATGAAGAAATGAAACAAGCACGTGCCAATGCTTATGCTGTTGAGGTTGACTCTTTAATGTCTGAATACAATCGTAAAAAGACTTTTAACTTATTTGAAGAAGGCGAGGAAGAAGAACTTATGAAAGCCATTCAAGATAAAGTGGCTGAAATTAAAGAGAGATTCCCTTATGGCGAGGTGAAAGATGCTTTATAAAGGTTCACAAAAAATTCAAGACACAGGCTCTTATGGGGTATATAAAGGCTCACAGGCTATTCGTAAGATTTACAAAGGCTCTGAGCTGGTTTATTTGTACTCACCATTTGAGCCTAATACTGTCTTGATAAATTATTCATCCGGCACAACGCAATCTCGCTCATTACCTCAAGGTCAATACTATGTTGAGGTTGTTGGTGCAGGGGGGATGGATGCCTATGGACAAGAGGGATACTGGGCAAGACGTCAAGGTGGTGCTTCAGGTGCTAGATTTTCGGCAACAATAGATGTCACTGGAGACAATCATACAATATCTATGACTTGTGGTGCTTCTTATGGTGTAGCTAGCACACTAAATATTGACGGGGTAACAGTTGCAACAGCTAGGGGTGGTGGAACTTACACAAATGTCGGTACTGTTTCTACAAACCTTAATGTTTCGGGTGTTTCTTTTTCTGGAACAACTTCAAGAAACGGGAATGCTGGGCAAGAAACGTATGTCTATGGTGGTGGCGGAAGCCCTTCAGGTGGTGCAAGCGTATCAAGTTTAGGAAATTACGGACACGGACAGTCAAACAACCCTCAAGGTCAGTACACCAATGGTGTTATTTATCTTAAATTTATAAAGGCGATTTAAAAAAAGACAGGGATTTCTCCCTGCCTCAATGTTAAAAGGTTCAGCAGTCGTATATTTTATACGGCTATTTTTTTGCTATGTCAAGGAGAAAAATATGTTAAGTTCAATTTTTTGGTGTGTTTGGAGAAGGTTATACGGGTGTGGAGATTTTAAGAAAGTCCTATCTCGCACTGTTCAAATGATAATTGCGGTTTTGGTTTTAACTTATCAGCTTAGTTCTGAATGGACATGGCAGAATATAGGAATCGCTTTAGGCGTTTCTGTATGGATAATTATCCAATACTGGAGTAGGGCAGTTGGAGAGATTATTGATGCAGGGCTAAATCCTTGCCAAGACCACAAGAGTTATGATATGTGGTTCAGACCTATATGTAATTGGATTACAGCTTTTATTAATTTATTCTTGCCTGAAGATAAAAAAATCCACAAATACTACGGGGTTTATGATTGGATTTATTCAGGGGTTAGAAATTTAATCGGCGTTCTTCCTGCAATGATTATTTATCCGTATTGGTTGTGGTGGATTCTCGTTGTGTGTATGTACCCGATTTATTGGTTTTGTTATTGGTTGTTTGAGAAATGCCCGAAATTATATAACAGCACCGTCCTAAAAAAGATAACCTTGAATGAGCCGAAGAATCTGGCTGAAGTTATTCATGGAGCAGTGTTTGGTTTAGTAGTGGGGTTAGTATGAGCCAGATATATAAATATATTGCCGTTTTTTTCTTTGCCACAACGTTTATTTTAGGAATTATGTATAACTATGCCAATCTTAAAGTAAACCGCTTAGAAAGCGAAAAAACAGCACTTAAAATGGAAGTAAAATCTTGCAACGATGGAGTAAAGGAGTTTAACGATGCACAAATACGAGCCAGTAGCACGATTCAAAAGGTCAAGGAAGCTGTCAAGGTTACTAAAAGCGATTGTGATTGCTATAATAGTTCTGTTGATAAGCGTATTCTTGACAGGGTGCGTAAGCGTTAAACCTGTAAAACCAAGAGAGAATTGCCGATATACGGCTGAGAGTTACGGTGATTTTGTTGAATGTACAATTAAATTAGATGAATTACAAGGAGAATAGCACCAGATATGGTGCTTTTTTTAACGGCTAGGGTAGCTCCCGAAAGCATAGCAACTCACTATGTTGCCGTTATTTTTTTTGAGTATTTTAATGGAGATTAAAATGGAAGAAATATGGAAAGATATTAAAGATTACGAGGGATTATATCAAGTATCAAATTTAGGAAAAATAAAATCTTTTAAGAAAAAAGAGCATATTCTCAAACAATGGAAAAGGAGCTCTTATTTTCTAGTTGACTTATGGAAGAATGGAAAACGAGATATAAGGTCTGTTCATCATTTAGTTTATGAAACATTTCACAACCGCCAGATTGGCGGTTTTTTTATACACCATAAAGACGAAAACAAAGATAACAATCGTCTCGATAATTTGGAACTGATGACTTATCAGAAACATAACCAATACCACCATGGCGGAAAACCTGCTTGGAATAAAGGATTAAAAACTCCAAAAGAGGTACACGCTAAGGCGTGGAAAAAGAGACACGAAAATTTGTGTCCTAGAAACACTGAAATCATCAACCTTGCTAAACTTGGTAAGCGAGTTGCTGATATTGCGAAACAATTCGGAATCTGTTCTAGGCAGATATACGATATTATAAAGGAAAAATAAAATGGACTTTAACAAAGGAGTAGATATGTCCGAATTTCGTTTGGCTGATGAAGAACGTCAACCTTGCGAAATTTGGACTCGAACGTGTCATGGGCTATCATCGACCTGTTTCTGAGTTTAACAGAGGAAAAAAAGAGGAATTTGCAGAACGTAAATGTTTCACTGAAGAAAAGGCTATTTCCAAAATGGAAACAACCACTTTAGCGGCAGAATAAAAAAATCGGGCTCAGTATACTAAGCCCGACTTTGTTTAAGAAGGAAGATGCATAATCTACCATCCTGAGTAAAGTAAGATTATATCAACAAAAAATAAAAGTCAAGATAAACAAAAATTTTGCACATATTGATAAAAAACTTACGGATTATGTGATTTTTTCACAAAATATAAGGAAAAAATGGCAAAATTACACACTTTTTATAAGGAATCAGAATGAAAGAGCTTAGAATTGATTTTCCTGATTATACAGCAATCAATCAAGAACGAGATGCCAAGAAACATGAAGAACTGCAAAAAAGAGACATTTATATTGTCAAGGTTAGGGGAACTTACGGAGCATATATGCCACGAGAAAGCCTTCCTTTAAGTGTAAACAGTAATCAAGGACAAGGCTTTGCTGAGTTTGTGCAGGAAACAAAAAACTTCTTTGAAAATGAACTCAATATAAAACCACGATTCCGTTGCATATTAAATAAAGGTGTAGAGGATTATATCCAACATCAATTAGTTATCCAAAATCTTGTAAAAGATAGGTAAACTTTCCCAAAATTTGCACAAAAACAAATTGTTATATAGGTTAAGTATTTGAAATTAAAAAGAAAAGTGCTTGCCACTATTGGGACTGAAAATCCTCGTGTCGGCGGTTCAATCCCGTCCCCGAGCACCACTTAAAAGCCCTTAGAAATAAGGGCTTTTGTTATGTTTAGGGCGATTTATCCACATATAACAAAAAGTTAAAAAATGGCAAAAAATGCGAGTCGTGTGCAAAGATTTTGCCCAATTTTTACACAAAGTTTCCCAAAACTTGCACAAGTTTAATTGAAAACAGAATCGAGAGCTTTGCGTTTTTCATCGTCCAAGACGTGAGCATATTTGAGAGTGGTGTTTATATTAGAGTGTCCTAAGATTTCTTTTGTTATTCTTAGGTTGTTGGTCTTTTTTAAAATCCATGTCGCGGCAGTATGCCTTAAAGTGTGAAAGTTCGTATACGGCAGGGTTGGGTCTTTA